GTACTGATAGAAAACCAAGCAGATGATAAGACAAAATAAGACATAAAAAAGGTTACTCAATGTAAATGCTGTTGCTATACTAATTATAGTTAATAAATAACCGAGAAAGGGTTAGACAAATGGGTACAAGATGTAACATAGTTTTGAAGTGTGGTGACCAAACTAAATATATTTACAGACATTACGATGGTGGCCCTTGTTATGTAATGCACGAGTTAAGGCAATACCGTGAAGCGATACGTTGGTATGCAGACAACTACACCACGTTTTGCCAAGAGCTTGCAGGAGGCAAGGCCAAAGCAGGGGCTGACAAAGTGCTAAATGACCCACAGTTTTTACTGAACTTTTATGCGGACATATTAGTTAAGCATGAGGCGTGGGACACAGCGATGACGACCTTGTTGGCAACGCCTATGGTACGCGACGCCCACACACATTACGAGCCTATGCAGTTAGAGGGCAAGTATGAGGTAACCAACGGCATACATGGCGACATTGATTGGTTGTATAATGTTAGTATTGATGAAAAAACGCACAAGGTTACAGCCATCGGTTGTAGCCCAGTAAGAGACGAAAACCATAACCCTTATGCAATGTTACAGTCAGCTTGGCGGGGGGTTTAAAATATCGTAACAAGTAAACCTGAAAGCAAACTTTGGTATAAACTAAGAGAAGGAACTCAGGACCTAGGCGTGTTTTGGACACGCTTAGAGTCTTGGGCGACTCCAGGAATCCCTGACTTGCATGGCATACTGAATGGTCAAGCATTTTGGCTAGAATTGAAAGTCCACAGGTTAAAGTCATTAAAAAACATCGCGCTACGCCCTCACCAAATTGCGTGGCAAACCAGATATTTCATGAATAAAGGCAAAGTCTACAACTTGGTTCATCATCCTTCTTCCTCTACCCTAAATATATTTGGGGGTGGTCGTGCGATTAAGATGGGAGAATCCAAGGTCAGTGAACCATTGATACCGGACTGGAGTTGCGAGTCCCCTTTTGATTGGCATGGGGTTATCAATCACATTCTATCATCCTCGGACGATCCTGACAAAGATTAAGATTACGACGAGAGAATGATTGATGATGATTGATTCAGGTCGAACACACACTGAGATTACGACGGAGATTAAGATTACGACGGAGAGAGAATGATTGATGATGATTGAGGATTGATATACCGATAGTCCTATATATATTGATCAATAACGATCGGCTTTGATCAACGTTGATCGGCCTTGATCGGGGACGACTAATAATTGAGGAGAGCAAAAAGTACAACAAAAGACAACAACTGACCATTGCACTAGGGTATACAATAGCCATTGTTAACTAGCAAAGGTATAGACCAATGGTATTTGTGATTTGTCTTGTTGTCGTTTGTTTACTGGCGTTTTACAGCGACCCATACTGAGATTAAGATTACGACGAGAGAGAGCGTGTACATGTATGATCGTCACTGATCTGCGTGTATATACATATATCACGTCAAGTCAAGTCAAGTCAAGTCGCGGGCAAGGCCCCAAAATACCGTGATAAAATAAATTTAAAAAAGTGCATGTATGGGGTTGTATTATACATTATAGGGTGTTATATAATAGGTATGCCAGCAACCGCTGGCGGTTAACGGGGCAAGGCCCCACCATTTAAAGGGTTAAAAAAATGGCACAAGTAAATACCACTACCGCACCAAGTAACACAGTTGTTACAGGTGCCACACTTAAAGGCCCACTACTTACTAAAACAGGGGCATTTAATTATGCAGCTGTAAACCAGTGGCTTGCTACCCACGCAGGCGGCAACCCTAATAATGTTGCAATAGTACCTTGCAACGGCGTTACCTTTGCTAGTTTTACAATGGGCAAAGGCGGCAAGGCCCCTAGTAAAACAATGGGCGGTTTTAATGCCAAGCAATATGGCGTACGCCAAACTATGTTATGGCACGCATTAAACGGCCAGTTAACATTAGGTGCTTGGTTAAACGCTTGCAAAAGTAAAGGCGCGTTAGGTATACCAAGCGGCGGCCAAAGTGCAGTAAAGCCTATTGTTTTACTGGCATTGCTTAACGGCGGGTTTAGCCGTAGCGCAAGCACTTGGGGCGTGCCACAAGTACAGCTAGTAGTTAAGCCACAAACCAAGGCCCCTGCTAAAAAGTAGGGTTTTAATTTGGGGCGGGTTTTTTACCCGCCCCTTTTTTATAAGGTACCCCTAAAATTTAACTGGGCAAAAACCGTGCCAACTTTGCGGCCCCCCCTGAGAACAAAAGGGTGGTATTAGTAGCACCCTTTACCCTGTTCGGAACATTTCTACATGATCCAAAAACATTTCACAAAAAGTCAACTATATGAGTCCTTAAACAGTTGACCTACCCCCCTTTATTGTTGTTATTGATTATAGGTTCATTGTCCTTGAAAAATTTTCGATATATAAGAAATTATTGAATATTGAGGAGAAATGATTTGTTGGTTGAAAATGATTTTGAAATTTGTGAAAAGTGTGGTTGTGAAAAGAACCCTTTGGGAAACCATTATGTAGGAGGACATTTGCAGTGTGCTTGTGGAAAAAACATAGATGAGTGTTGCCAAGGAGAGGTTGCTAATGAATTGAGTGATTAGTTTATGATGGATAGTGGTTTAGAGTATGTTCCTGAGGAACATTTGAAGAAGTTTGCTACGTTATTGGACCGTGCGAGTTATTTGAGTAAGACTGAAGCTGCGCAGAATGATTTTATGACGTATTGTAAAATGGTTTGGCCTGAGTTTGTGAATGGACGGCACCATGGAATTATGGCTGAGAAGTTTAATCGTTTGGCTACTGGTGATTTAAAGCGTTTAATTGTGAATATGCCCCCCCGACATACGAAGAGTGAGTTTGGAAGTTATTTGTTGCCTTCGTGGTTGATGGGTAGGCGACCTACATTGAAGATAATGCAGACTACGCATACTGCGGAGTTGGCGTTTAGGTTTGGACGTAAGACTAGGAATTTGATGAATTCGCAGGAGTACCGTGGAATATTTGATGTAGAGTTGCGAGCGGATAGCCAAGCTGCGGGAAGATGGGAAACGTCTAAGGGTGGTGAATATTTTGCGGCTGGAGTTGGTGGAGCGGTGACGGGCCGTGGTGCGGATTTGTTAATTATTGATGACCCGCATTCTGAGCAAGATGCTTTGTCCCCTACAGCGTTGGAGCATGCGTATGAGTGGTATACTTCTGGGCCGCGTCAAAGGTTACAGCCCGGAGGGAGTATAGTAATTATAATGACTCGTTGGGCAGAGAACGATTTGACGGGGAAGTTGTTGCGACAGCAAGCGCGGGATGTGTTGGCTGATAAGTGGGAGGTTGTGGAGTTCCCTGCTTTGATGCCGGAGACGAATAAACCGTTGTGGCCTGAGTATTGGAAGCAGGAGGATTTGCTTGCGGTAAAGGGAAGTTTGTCGGTAGGTAAGTGGGAAGCGCAGTGGCAGCAGAACCCGACGAGTGAGGGAGCTGCGATACTTAAACGTGAGTGGTGGCAGGAGTGGAAAAAAGAGGATTTGCCTAATTTGGATTATGTGATGCAGTCTTATGATACAGCGTATAGTAAGAAGGAGTCTGCGGATTTTAGTGCTATAACAACGTGGGGCGTTTTTTACCCTTATGATGGAGCTCCTGCGAATATATTATTGGTTGATGCGCAGAGAGGCAGGTGGGATTTTCCGGACTTGCGTCGTAAGGCGTTAGAGGAGTATAAGTATTGGGACCCCGAGTGTGTGTTGATTGAGGCGAAAGCTTCGGGTATGCCGTTGACTCAGGAGTTGCGGAACATGGGCATTCCGGTACAGAATTACAGCCCGTCGAGAGGAAATGATAAACATACGAGAGTGAATTCTATTGCACCTTTACTAGAATCAGGATTAGTATGGGCTCCAGATACACGTTGGTCGGAAGAAGTTATTGAGGAGTGTGCGGCGTTTCCTGCCGGAGAGCATGATGATTATGTTGATACGGTGACACAGGCGTTGCGAAGATTTAGAGAGGGCGGTTTTATTCAACATCCGGAAGATTATGAGGATGAGGAGTCTGCCCCTAGAATGAGGAGTTACTATTAATGGCATTGTCTCCTAAGGTAAATAATGTAGATCGGGCGTTGATACAGGCTCCTGTAGAAGATATGAGTTTTGAAGAGGAGGACCTACAAGCTCAGCAGGATATGTTTTTTGATGGCGAGGTTGAAATTGTAGAAGACGATGATGGTGGTGTAGAAATAACTACAGGTATGGAAGAGGTTGTTTTTGGTGAGGAGCCAGAAAACTTTTACGATAATTTAGCGGAAAATTTACAAGATACTACATTAGGTGAGGTTGCGAGTTATGTTACGTCTTCTGTAGAGGAGGATAAAAACAGCCGTAGTGATTGGGAAGATACTTATGTAAAGGGTTTGGATTTACTGGGTATGCGGTACGAAACTCGTACAGAACCGTTTGAAGGTGCAACTGGTGTTATCCACCCCTTACTGAACGAGGCTATTACACAGTTTCAAGCATCTGCTTATAAGGAGATGTTGCCAAGTGGAGGCCCTGTCCGCGCGAATATTATTGGTATGCCTACTCCTGCGATAGAGCAACAGGCTCAACGTGTGCAGGAATACATGAATTACCAGATAATGTATGAAATGGAAGAGTACGAGCCTGAGTTTGACCAGATGCTTTATTACTTAGGGTTGGCAGGGAGTGCGTTTAAGAAGGTTTATCGCGATGAAATGTTAGGTAGGCCAGTAAGTAAGTTTGTTCCTGCTGAAGAAGTGATTGTTCCATACATTGCTACGGACTTACAGTCGGCAGAACGTATAACACATGTTATAAAAATTTCACAAAATGAGTTGAAGAAGCTACAACTTTCTGGTTTTTACATGGAAATGGATAGCGAAAGCAGTGCTTCGCCTTCTTCTGATGAGGTTCAATCAGCTTATGATGATATAGAGGGTATAAGCCCTACATATAATGATGAACAGTTTACCTTGTTTGAATGTCATTGTTTCTTAGACTTAGAAGAGTATGCAGATAAGGGAGAAAATGACGAAAGTACAGGTTTAAAACTGCCCTATATCGTAACTGTATGTAAAGATACAGGCGAAGTGCTGTCAATTAGGCGTAATTACCTACAAGATGACCCAAATAAAGATAAAATCCAACATTTCGTGCAGTATAAATTTACTCCAGGACTTGGTTTTTATGGTTTTGGGCTGATACATTTGCTTGGCAACTTGTCTCGTACGGCAACGGCTAATTTACGCCAGTTAATTGA